GCAGACCGGAGCTGATCAGCGCATCAACGCGCTCTTTGAGCTTGCGGTTGACGATCTTGGTCGGAATGAGCTTGGTGTCTTGGCGCACGACGAATGCGTAGCCGACGCCTGGCAGGTTGGTAACAAGTTCGCCGGTCACCTGGTTGTTCTCGAACCCGGAGCAGCTGAGCTGATTTTCAGTGAGCGGAGTGAAGGAGAGCTCGGCCAGGTGTTCGCGCATGGCGGCGATGGCTGGGAGCTTGGCACTGTAGATGCTGGCGGATTTGATAACGGAATGGTTCATGGTCTGGGTCCTTTGGTCGGTTAGTTGCGGGCTTTCTTGGCCTGCAGGTCGTGGATCTTCTTGGCTGCGGCCTCGGCGGTTTGCCTGTCGCAGGTGATGCCGCCTGGCAGAACGAACTTGCCGGGCTGCTTGGGATGGGGCATGACGACGCCCAACCCGATGACTACTGCACCGCAGTAGGGGTTTTCCGTGGCTTTCATGGGGGTCCTCGACTTATCCACCGTTTCTGTGTGGCCAGCGGTGGATGGGTTGGGGGTATCAGGCGGCGGACTGCTCTGGTAGTGATGGGGCTTCATTGCCCCAGCAATCCCAGCCTGGGGCTGCAGAGCGGGCAAAGAGCTCGATGCGTGGGACATCACCGCACAGTTTCTCGATCGCCTCTCGGCACTCGTGCGGCTTTTCGCTGTGGCGCCCCACCTTGGCTCGAATGACCGAGCGCACCGCCTTGTTTACTACCAGGTTGCTGACTTTGCCCTTGATGCCGATCAGGGCGCACTCCGCACCGGCCCGGGTTGCCCACCCCATACCGAAGTGGGGGTTGTCGTTTACGGTGCGCTTCTCCCACACCAAGCCGGTCATGGTCATGATCCGGAATCCCCAGGCTTGGCACAGGTCGATGGCCTCTTGTGGCATGCTGCCTACCCACCACATGACCAGCATGCAGTTGTCGTCTGCCAGCCTCGCCACTGGCAGCGCCTTCATGTCCTCTATCGATGTGACGCTGTACACCTGCGCAGCCCCGCTTTTCATTGAGCCGCCTGACTTCTTCGATTTGAATTGCCAGGCTGGGTCCGCGTAGATCACTCGGTACTTGTGGTTTGTGCTGTGGATGTCGATCTTCATGCAGCCTCCTTGTGCTGCTCAGCATGCTGGCCAGCTGCGAACTTCTCCTCCCACAGCTTCACCTTGAGCTCGCAGGCATAGACGATCTGGCCGACCAGCTTCGCGCCGATCCCCTTCACCTTGTCCAGCTTGTTCCCCTGGTGGCTCATCACCTTGTAGAGGGTGTCGATCCCGGCCTCTTCCAGCGGCTTGATGGTGCGCGGCGGTAGGCCGCATTCATGGATGCTGACTGTCTTGGCCCATTCGGTGCGGGGTTGCAGGTGGGGGTGACTCTGCTCCAGTGCCTCCTGCATGAAGGCGAAGATGTCCTGCGTCATGGCATCAGGGGCCCCGGAACCATGGGGCGCCGGGTAGATGGGGTTCATCCACTGGCTCAGCATGACCGAGCAGCCGGAGCCATCGGATTTCATGGCGTGCAGCTTCCAGCTGAGGTCGTTGATGAGGTAGGGGAGGTTTGATTTCAGGCCATGATCCACCATGTATACGTCCCAGAGCGTGCCATCCTCACCCTTGTAGGTTTTGCCGAGGTGTTTGTGCCAGATCAGCTTAGCGGCTCGGGCGCTCTCCAGCTCCATGATGATGGTGTGACGGCGCTCCAGCTCGCGATCCTGCTCGTTGATGGCGCTCAGCAGCTCACTGATACGGCGCCCCAGCTTTAACACTTCCGCACGGTAGGAGGCTTCGTTGCTCTTGTGCTTGGCGATCGCAGTGCGCTGCTCCTCCAGCAGCTCGTTCTTCTCCTTGATGCGGCGTTTCATGCCTGCCGGATCCATGGCGTTGAGGTCGGCCAGTTGACGCTCGAGCTGGCGGGTGGCGTACTGCAGGGCGCCGTACTTGGTCTGGACATCGTTCAGGGCGCGCTGCGCCTTGTAGAGCTCGCCTGCCTTGGCTTCCAGATCGGCGGCGCCTTCTTGCCGCGCTGCTGCGATGCGCTGCTCGGCTTCAGCTACCTGCTGGCGCAGCTGGCTGACCAGGATGGCCTGGGTGAGCAGCTCGCTATCCCGCGCCTCCAGCTCACCGACTAGGACATTGAACTCGTTGATGTGGGCGTTGGCGGCCTCGCTGATCATGGTCAGGTTGGCGGTGAGCAGGGTTTCGAAGCTGCCGATGGCGGCCTTGGCCGGGCCGTCCGGCATCAGCAGGATGTTGCGGATCTGGCTGGTGAGGGTGTTCAGGGCGAGACTGGTCGCCTCGCTGGGGTTTAGCGTGGTCATGGTTGGTCCTCTGGGAGTGCAAAAGCCCCGTTGGTGGTGGGGCGAGGTGGTCAGTAGTTGATGGTCAGGTGGGCGATCTTGTTGTTGGCGATGTGCTTGATGAGGTTGATGGCTTTGCCCTCTTCGATCCCCAGGCCCATCAGATCCATCAGGATGGCGTTGTTGATGGTGCGGCGGTGCTCCATGTCGGCGGCGCGACGCTCGTCTTCTTGTTGCTTGCGAGCCTGCTCCAACTCGATGCGCTGACGCTCCTGCTCGGCGGCGCGGGCGGCAGCCTCCTCTGCCATGCGTGCAGCGTTGGCTTCGGCCTGCTGGCGGGCCAGCTCGGCGGCTTCGGCATCGCGCCGGGCTTGTTCTTCACGTTCACGGGCGACCTGGGCTTGGCGTTGGGCCTCTTGCTCGCGGTGCTGGGCGGCTTCACGCTCCAGGCGCTGGCGATTCTCTTCCTGAAGGCGGGCTTGCTCCGCCGCCTGCTCGGCTATCAGGCGCTCGCGGTCGATGCGATCCTGTTCGGCCTGCTTCTGGCGCAGCTGTTCCAGCTCTGCCTGTTCGGCTTCGTACTTCTGGCGGGCTGCCAGGGCCTCGCCGAGGCGCTTGGTTGCGAGCTCCTTGGCGACGGTCGCCTGGGGCAGCAGCTCTTGCCAGGAGTCGTCCAGGGCGTTCTGCTCGACCTCCTGCAGCATGACCTGCAGGTCGGCGGCGGCGATCTCGATACTGGCAGAGGATCCCAGTTCATTGAGGCGGGCCAGTCGGGATTGCAGTGCTGCCACCCGGGCCTCCTCTGCCGCTTCGTACTGGGTGAGCGGGGCGCGCACCTCGTCTTTCAAGGTGTCCAGGGTGTCGCGCAGGGTTTTGCGGTTGGCGTCGATGCGCTTGGGGATCTCCTTGTACTGGTCGGTCAGCTCTTTGCCGAGCCCGTCCAGGTAGGTCTTGGTCTTGGCAACGGCGTAGGCGACGCTGGCGATCTCCTTGCGGCCCTTGGCGGTGGTGATGTCGGGCACCAGGCTGGTCGCCTTTTGGCGGATGTCAGCCAGCAGTTCGGCAATACCTTGGCCTTCGGTGAACAGGGCTACGGCGGTAGTGGGTTCGATGACAACCAGTTGGGCCTGGGTGTTGTCGGTCTTGGCTTGTTCGGTCATGACGGGTCCTTAGGATTGAAAAGGCCCGCAGTGAGCGGGCCTGATGAGTTATTGCTGGGCGCCGTTCCCGGCACTGAGTTGCTTCTTGCGCTCGCCGGCGATCTGCTTGATACCTGCGATGATGTTCTGGTCGCCGGTTTCGTTGGCCCAGGTCCAGGCGGTGGTGTAGGCCTGCTGCCATTCGGTGGTATCACATGCCCCCTCGATGGCGGCGCAGTGGTCGGCGTAGGCGCTTGAGTGGTCTATCCCGTTTGACTGTGCTTCAGCGTCAATAACGGCCGGGGATTCCTGCTGCTCGGTGGGAGCTGTTTGGCGGGCTGACTTGATGCGATCCAGCACGGCGCTGGTGCGGCTGGCTGGCTTGGCTGCTGGTACGCTGGTAGGCGCAGGATTGAGTTCTTTCTCCACCGGGTAATCTTCGACCTCTTCGGCCACCTTGAGACCCTTGAGCACGTCGGCAAACACATCGCGCAGCGCGAAGGCTCGGGCGCGGATGGAGAGCATTCGCTGCAGGTTCTTCTTGTAGGTGTCCTTGTTGAGGTGGCCAGCGAGGCGCGCATCCTCTTCCGAGAAAGTGCGGGTCTCTTCCGGTTCGCCACGGCGTTTGACGCTGCAGGTCGCTGTCTTGGTGTCAGCATCCCAGTCCTGCTTGATGTACTCGCAAAGGCCGGAGCCGCGCACCAGTGCTACCAGGGCGTCACCCCATACCGCAGGCACGTTGTTGATGACGGCGATATTTTGTAGGGCTTGTAGCGGCTTCAGGCCAATTTCAGATCCCCACTGGCAGGCGACCAGCACATCCCCGGCCTTCCCCTGATATGACTTTGGCACGAGGTTGGAGTTGGCCAGCATATCTGCAAGCTGCATGGCCTCTTGCAGGTTCTGCGGCTCCATGAGGAATCCGCCCCTGTTTTGAGTGATGGTGGCAATGTTGTTCATGGTAACCCCTTAATTGACCCGGAACGTGCGGGAAGTGGATGGCTTGGTGTATGCGGCATAAGTGGCCGGATCTGCTTTTTTGAACGCTGTGGAGTCAAAACGATTGGTGGTGACCGGCTTCCAGGTGGCCATGGTGGCGCCGTTGCGACTGAGCACCTGTGCCGAACCCATAAAGCTCTGGATCTGGTTATCCACCTCCTTCTTCTGGCTTTCCAGCTCGGTAATCGCCTCGCTGAGCTCCTTGCGCTCTATGATGAGCGACATCACCTCGCTGTCAGCCTCAACCACTTCCTCAGTGGCGTCTTGCTCCACAGTCTCAAGTTGCGCCGCACCTTCCGGTGGTAGGTCAGCAATAACACAGTCGAACCAGAAGTTGGTTGCTGCTTCAACCATTGCGGCTATCAGTTCCTCATTGCGCGGAATGGTGTAAATCCGGTAGTCGCGCCCGTCGATAAGCACAGCCAGATCTGACTCTTGCCGCCCGGTTACCAGCATGTAGTGCTGGCACTGGAGCAGATAGCTCTCTGGTACTTCATCGCAAGCCGTGATGAGGTTGCCGTTCTCGTCGTAGACGTTGCCGGGACCGAAACCAGCCTTCTTGGCGGCGAACCCGCTGGCCGTCTTGCACTCCAGCACCTTGTGGTCACCGACCATTCGGTCAACGTTGCCGACCATCCATGGAGCCACCTCTGCCTGATAGTGGGTGTCATCGACAGTTACCACCTGCCCGGTTCGCTCGGCGTATTCGTCAGCAACCACTGCCTCAAGCTTGTGTCCCCAGTGGATAGCAGGCTTGTCTGACAGGTCATCAGGTGTCTTGCGGCCGGTCTTGACCAACCACAGGTCGAACGGAGTTTGATATTTGTTCAGGCCAAGGATGGTTCCGATCTCGGAACCACCGATGCCGAGCCGGCGGCGCAGGTGCCACTGCTCGTCTGGACTCAGGGCTGTTTGGTCGATGCCTGCCAGCAGCTTCTCGCAGTAGGCTTGGTGTTGCTGGCGCATTGTCAGCGTGTTGGCGGGGGCGTTCATGCTGCGCTCCTGTCTTTGTATTGTTGCCACTGGTCGTCGCTCATGGAGTCGTGCAACTGGGCCACATGTTCGTTCCATGCGTCGCGGGCCAGTCTAGCCAGCCTGCTGTCCATCAGCTGTTGCAGCAGCGCCATGATCGGTTGTTTGTCCCCGCATACCATCAGCAGGTAAGCGGCCTGGTTGAGATCATCCCATTGGTCGGCGGTCACCTCGGCCAGCAAAGCGGCCGGCTCAGCGCCTTCCAGCTGGGCAGCCAGCAGGGTGGCGGCATGGTGTTCACACCACTCGGCGATCCACTCGGCCTTGGCGTTGGCCTCGGCCTCGCGGCTTTCGAGCAGGGCGAGCAGGGCGGTTTCATTGGTCATGGCTAGAGCTCCATTTCACGACGGAGGGCGAGCGCTTCGTGATACTTCTCGATGGCGCGGCGGGTAGTGGCTTTGTTGCGGGCCATTCGCGCCTGTTCGGCGGATGGGGCGGCGTCTACGTGGTACTTGCGGCGGGTGGGTGGCACCATCGCGCCGCGAAAGCCCATCAGCTGGGCTTCGGTCAGATTTTTCATGGTCTGGGTCCTGTGGTGGTTAAAAACAAAAACCCCAGCACGAGGGCTGGGGTTGTTGGTTGAAACTGGCGCTGGTTAGCGTGGCTGCATCAGCGATTTGGTGCGCCGGGTGACGGAAGCCAGGGTCAGCTTCATCAGGTCGGCCAGGTCGTCATTGCTCATCAGGTCGAGCATGCGCTGCATGTCGCGCGGGTCGGTGGGGTCGATGACGCAGGCGCGTTCGGCCACCGGCCAGAGGGTGAGGCTATCCCCGCCGTGGCGGCCGCTCATACTGCCACTGTCTGGCTCGATGCTGAGCATGTAACGGGTGGTGCCCAGCTTGTGGCAGAGGGCCTTGGCCAGCTGCTGGCCGCTGCATTTGTGCAGTTCGCTGGCAACGGGCGGGAAGGGGATGTCGTTATCAGTCAGCTCGGCAAGCTGGCGGTGCAGTGCTTCGCTTTCGCTGCGGCGGGCCGCTTGAGCGGCAGCGTAAACATCGACTTCATAAGTGGTATCAATCCAGCCCGCATATTTCATGGCGACCAATTCAACAGCCCATGTGCCCGGCCTGTTGCCACCCCTAGTGGTTACCAAAGCGGGCAGGCCCGCTTTGGATTCTACCGCAGCAATAAAGTCGCTATGGAAGCGCTTGAACTCGCTGGGCTTGTGCGATGCGGTGGCCTTGCCTTGGGCGATGGCGGCTTTATGCAGGTCGTTGAGGTTGTACATGCCGTTGGCAGTAATAGATATGGAGTGATTGGCAACAGTGAGCTGAGTGTTCATAGTTGATTTCCTTCGGTTCAAAAATGAATCGCCACCGAAGAGACCAATCTTACTGGTGACGAACTGAGCAGGATTGGTCTTACCGGGAACCAAAGAAACCGGCGCCCCCGAAGGGGCTCCTGCCCAGCCCGTCATAACTGAAATTGCGGGTACTACTGGGCCGCACATAAAAAAACACGCGGGCGCGTGTTGTGCGCTTTAGTTCATCGGGAGACCAATCCCGGCAACGGATTTTGCCGTTGCTTTTATAGTATCTAGAAACATTGGCATGGTTGTCAATCCATGAAAAAGCCCAGCAGTTGCTGGGCTTGGTATAAATGTTATGCGTTAAGGTTAAATCGGCGGCTTGCAGGAGGAGAGCTCATCGATCCCAGACTGGGGATTCGAAGGAAATTTGGCTTTCGCGCTGATCCCCTGAAATAAGATATCCATGTCTTTTGGCGACAAGCCTGCCCCACCATCTGGACCGTAAGCTGCATTCAGCAAAAAAGCCTGCCCTTTATCTGTGTCTGGCTTTACAAGCACAACCTTAATGCTCGGGGCGCTATAAACCACGGTAGATTTTAGCTTTACGCCATTTATCGTCACCGCAACGTCAGTAAAAGTTTCGCTTTTACTGCGAATTCCAGAATAAAACCTACTTGGCAGAGACAGAGCCATACTGCCTTGCCTGTTTATAACAAGCCCGATTATGTCATCCTCTGCCCTGGCTGACACGGTGCTTACCCCGGTAAGGTAATCGCAGTTATCGTCAACAATCCAGCCATTCCACTTTTTTTCTGGCTCTCCAGCCATAGCTTGTGCCGCGAGAAGCAATAGCATTGGCATTAAAATCTTCCCAGGTCGATTCATAACCCCTCCTTGTTTCGAAGGGGGTATTATGGATCTGTTTGGGGCGGCTGTCAGCCTGCAACCCCCTGGTGCAAGGGGCTCCAGGCTGGCCACTGTTGCCAGTGGCTAGCTGTCACCTTCCAGCGCCATGTTCCGGTTTGACGGGTTAATGGCGATCTGCCGGGCCAGCAGATTGCGAGCGGTGACTGCCCAATCTGAATTGTTAAAGAGCAGTGCAATCCTGAATTCAGGCTGCAAGAAGCCAAGACACACTCGCGGTGTCTATTAAATGCGTCTTGGCTATGGCGCTATGAGGGAAGCGCCAGACCCGGGTCAGATGGCGTTGCGGTGGAACTCGGCCCGCCAGTGGAGGAGGGCGCGGCATTTCATGGCGGTCAGGGTGCGCACCTTGGCAGACTGGGCTGCACGGGCGGCAACAATCTGGTGCCGCTCGGTGGCCATCATGGCAACCGTCAAGCGTTGCTTGATGGTTCGGCGGCGGGCGGCGTTGCCGTTCAGGCGGTCGGCGATGGCGGCAACGATCTGGTCGGCGCGTTTCGCGGCCCTGGAAAAAAGGCGTATGGTCATGGTACATTCACTCCTGTTGGCGAGTTGGTCCTCGCTAATTCCCAGTTGATTCGTCATGCTGGGTCCTGATTGCTGGGGTTGGTCCCTCGGCTTTCACTGACCGGGTGGTACCCGGTCCTTCGAAGCCCGCCTTGTGCGGGCTTTGTCGTTCTTACGCGCTGGTCAGGCGCTTCACTGCTGCCCTGGTTGGGGCTGGGTCCTGTTGCCGGGTGGTACTAAATTCTTTGCTGGCTTTTTACTCCGCCAGATCCGGAGGTTTGCCGGTTACGTCTCCGGCCCGGGCTCTCACCGTTCGTGTGGCATTACCCAAGACCTTCACCACGATTGGCCACCTTCCACGCTGCCCCTTGTTGTTTTGGTCTTGGTCGTTCTCTCAAGAGGACGATGAGAGAATCGTAATCTTTAGTGAACGGGCGGTCAACATCGATCTCTAAAATAAACGATATTTTTTTTGAGCAACAAAAAACCCGCCGAAGCGGGTTCATAAAGTGGTCTACATCATCGGTTACTTTTTAGATGCCGCCATACAGTAGCGACACCATTTTGTTAGCCCGTCAGGCTGATTGCTGTTCTTGTCAAAATTTGTTTTGAGCCTGCGCTTTTGGCAGTGGGGGCAGGTTTTATGGTGGCGGTCATCAGAATGTGAGAGATCCATACATGGCGAACACCACTTCGTCAGTCCATCACTACTGTTTGGGTTTGGTCTGAAATGTGAGCGCGATAGAGACTTGTTGCACTTCTGGCAAACCTTGCTCTGGTTGGTGATCTTGGTGACCTTCACCGCCTCTATGGTCACACCCCTTGGCGTGACGTCATGATAAGTGGTTGTCAGGTTATTGCCTGCCGCATTGGAAGGTGAGGAGGGCATAAGGGTCTTTTGTTGGGGCGTGTTGTCCGTTACAACCTTCTGGTTAATGTTTGGCGCTGAGCATGGGTGGCCTTTGTGGGTACTCATGAATCGATCAACCCCCTCTTTCTTCCAGTCCATACTTCGCGAATCAGTTTCCCTGACCCTTTCGTAGGTGACTTGCCCAGTTGGAGTTTTTACTGTGTGACTCTCCCGTATGGTGGTCACATCCTTTGTTTTCGTCTTGTTGTTAAACCAAACGTAGGCACCTATTCCAAGTACGGCCAACAACAGCACATCAGAAACCTCCATGTCTGCAATTACTCCTTATTTTATTTCGCTGCGTCTCAGTTCTGACAACTTACCAAGCACGATAGCCTCACTGGATGTGACCGTGCCAAGCCTGGGATCATCTACACCGTAAACCCACCCATCAATTCCTGACATCGCCCTTAGCAGGCGTGCTTGGCCGCTCTTTTCCAGCCTAATCAGCATTACGGCGCCTTCTTCTGGGGTGCGATCGGCCAGGCTGAATATGCAGATATCTCCGGCCACAATTCCAGATTTTGAGAGATGATCGTTTGTGGACTCGATGGCAATGCTGTGGCTTTGGTTCTCAGCCACCACATACCGCCCGCTATCCATGTTGGGCAGCATATCCGTTGCCAGACTTCCCACGTCAGCCAGGGTCCAGACCGGCACCTTATCAGAGTTGAACTGAATGTCGTTCAGCAGATCACCACTGCTGCGGCCGGTGTATAGCCATATGGGATCAACCTTCAGCACCCTGGCAATGGAAATCAGGGATGACACTCGCATTTCACGATTCGGGTTATTGATGGTGTTGCTAATCACGCTCTTGGATAAGCCGGTACGGCGCGCAAGCTCAGACATGCTGATATTCAGCTCTTGCAGCTTTTCCTCAAGGCGTTGCCCGAAAGTTTTCATCAATAACCTCTTGTTCTCTTTAGAGACTAAATTGTAATTCCGCCATCGATCACTTTGGGGGACGGTGAAGATTGACATCGTTCTCTGTAGAGGACATCATTTGCATGTCACCACACACAGGACCCAGACCAATGAAGAAACATGAAGTAATCGGCTATTTCGGCAACATGGCCCGCGCCATGAAAGCGATCGGCATCTCCCGCAGCCTTGCCGTGAAGTGGGGGGAGGTAATCCCAGCCCAGCATGCAGTCAGCTTTGTCATTGCCAGCAACGGCGAGCTGCGGCTGGGCCTGGAGGATTACCCCCTGATCAAGGAGCAAGACCATTCTACCCAGCAGGCCGCCTGACCACCGGCCAGCTTTTCCACCCAACATAGAGGACCAACCCCATGGGAAGAGTATCGCTCCCCGATCATGAAAATATGAGCACCCGCTCCCCGCTGCGGGTGCGCGGCACCCCAGCTCAGCGCCAGGTATGGCAGGAAGTCGGCGCCGAGTGTGGCATGACCGAAACCGCATTTGCCCGCACCTCGCTGCTGATCCTGCTCCAGGCCATATCTCAGCATGAGCCCGGCATCTTGGCGAGGGCCGTAAAACGGGCCAATCGGAGCCTGCTCGACCAGGGATTTCCGCCCGTCACCGTCGAGGAGATCCTGGATGGCTCCGGCCTGCCCGAGCGCGGCCTGCTGCAGTTCACCCAGGAAGACGAGGCCGTCTACAACGAGGAGCGCCCGCTGCGCCCCCTGCAAAAACTCATCAACTTCGTTCTCGGGAGGTAACCCCATGACCATGCAACTCCGTCCGCCGCGCCCGGCATCCCAGCACGTCAGCGATCGCGACAACATCGTTTTGAAGGCAGTCATGCACGAGCTGGCACTCTATCTCGATGAGCCGCTGATTTCGACTGCCCACGCCGCTGGCACCGACCGCCAGGCCGTGCGCCTGGCTCGCGAGCTCGAAGCCCGCACCCTTGAACGCGCCGAGAACCAGCCCAGCGCATAACCACCATTCGCCTGCCTCACCACCAGGCTTACTGAATCAGGACCTGACCAATGACCAATCCGACCATGGCCCATGGGGGCCATTCCTTGCCGCATGATCTCGACCATTGCCCGCTGTGCGGCAGTGAGCTGCAGTCCGGCACCAATGACCGCGCCTTTGAGTGCCCCGCTTGCGAGTACACCGAGCAGGAGGTGACCAATGGCTAATCCGTCATCTGTTGCCACCTGGGAGCTCTATGAGCTCAGGAAGCGCGAATTACAGCTCCAGGGGCTTACCCAGCGCGAATACGAATTGGCTGTGCGCCGATTGGCTGATGAATTGGAGGTGTGAGATGGCGGCGCTTTTGAAGTTTCCAGATAGACGCCCACAGAGTGCCCCACAGGAGGTTCGTGTGGCAGACCTTGATGATGGCTATACCCGCATTGCCAATGAGCTCTACGAGGCGCTGATAGGCGCTGATTTGACCAAGCACCAGTTCAAGGTGGTGCTGGCGGTGATCCGCAAGACCTATGGCTTTCACCAGACCCATGATCGCATCACCAATGGGCAGATAGCCGAGATGACCGGCTTGCCAGAGACCCGAGTTTGCACCGCCAAAAACCAGTTGTTGGAGATGGGTGTGCTGGTCCGAAAAGGGCAAAAAATAGGACCCAATAAGGTACTTTCTGAGTGGAATTTCAACCTTCCCCGAAACGGGGAAAAGTTACCCGAAACAGGGTGTGAAAACTTCCCCGAAACAGGGAATCGAGTTTCCCCGAAACAGGGACACACAAAAGAAACTATTCAAAAGACAGTAAAGACAACTACTGATGGGGCATCAGCTTGCGCTGAACCCCCAGCAGCAATCCCCGAAAAGCGACCAGGGAAAAACACGCCCTACCAAGCCATCCTGGACGCTTATCACGAAGCCCTCCCAGAGATGCCTGCCATCCGTGAGCTGACCGATTCTCGCAAAACCAAAATCAGGAACTTCTGGACCAAGTTCAAGTTCGACGAGACACGTTGGCGCGCCTACTTGGACTTCATCGCCAAGAACTGCCGCTGGATGTGCGAGAGCAGACCGCGCCGCGATGGTGAGTCGGCCTGGAAGCCGAAGAACTTGGATTTTTTGGTGACCGAGCGGTGTTATCTGGGCGTGCGGGAGGGGCGGTTCAATGACGAGTGATGCAATGGGGTTTGTGCCCCCTCACAACTTCGAGGCAGAGCAGTCTGTGCTGGGCGGGCTGATGCTGCGGGCTGACTCGTTCC